TGCAATAGTAATACCACCACTATGAACATCCCGAGCAGTAAATGTTGCAACTCCAACTTGTGCAGTTGTTCCACTTATTTCAACAGCACCATTGATATCAATAGTCGTAGCAGTTAATTCTATTTCTGTGTCAGATACTAAATCTAAAACACCATCAGCTGATTGGTGAATATATGTTCCACTGTCACCAAATTGCAGTTGGTCTGTACTAGAAAGTAACAATCCCGTATCGGCAACGTGTGTAAGAGTTACCTCTTGGTCATCACCAAAATTAATAACAGCACCATCAGCAAGAAATAGATCGGACCACTCTAGAGCAGTCGTTCCTAGTGCAGCACCGTCTGATGCATCTGGTACTACAGCAGTTGTAGCAGTGATGGTTGTGGCTTGGAAAGTTCCACTAGTTGTTATTCCTGTATCAGCAACATGAGTAATATTAATGTCTTGATCATCACCAAAATAAATGATGGCACCGTCAGCAAGATATAAATCAGACCATTCTAGTGCAGTAGTACCAAGTGTAGCACCATCTGAGGCAGATGGTGAAATACTAGTTGCAATCGTTGGTGCAGTTAAAGTTACTACTGATGCAGTTGCGCTAATGCCACTAGACAAAGACGATGCATCTCCAATTAGAGTATAAATCTCCAAGAAGTTATCATTGACTTTATCAGCAGCAACACGAAGAGTATCCCCTGTGCCGTCGTTTGCAGCATCACCTAGCCCAAGTGATTGGTATGCCATTATGTTCTCCTATAGCTATTTATTATATATGGTAGATAATTAAACATTAATTTGCACTTCCAACATCTCCAAATGGATTGGTTTCACTAAAGTCTAAAACATTTCTACTCTGAACTTCGAAGAGTTCATTTTGTGCAGTCTTGTCTGTTGAATAATCTCCAATATTAAATTCTTCTTGTAGTAAGTAACTATTATCACCAGTATCAGCTGAACTTTCAAGTTCAATACTTCCTTCTGATGAATCTGGGTCTGTGCTATCGATAGTAACACCAGTTACATCAATGGTATATAAAGAACTATCTATAGTTAATGATTGTGCAAGCAAAGTTCCTTCTTCCAAAGTAAACTGATATATTCTACTATCTGTGGAGAGTGCGGTTTCAATTTCATCTATTTCTGTAATACCCGTATCAAGAACTTCAGAACTGTAATCCCACAGACGGCATCTCATTTTATATACTGGATTAGTGTCCAGTTGATAAAACGGCTCGTCGTGATCTACAAAATTAATTTGGAATATCTTATTAAGTATAGGATGAAAAATAACATCACCCTCATTAGGTCTATCAGAATCCGTTGCAGCAGTATCTTGAATAATATAAAAAACATCGTCGCCACTTGCCGTGGTCAAAGTAGATGAAGAAGATGATTGATCTATGGTTCCTGCTTCCAATTGTATTGAACCGCCAGAACTAGTATCTGTTCCATCTTGAATTTGTATCTGTCTATCTAATTCTTGAAAACGAGACTTGTTCACAACAAAGGTTGCTTCACTTAAATTTTGCAAACCAAACTGATTCATCAATTCTTTTTCGCCAGCAAATCCACCATCACCATCTTCCATATACATTTCTATGGGATGCTGAGTTCTAAATTTGGAAAGAGAATCTTCTCCCAAGATTGTGTCTTCAGCAACAAGAGTACGATCCATGTAATAAACATCATGGCCATAAATTTGTATAGCTTCTTTTATAAGATCACTATATAAATTTCTCTCCGTTGCTATAGAAGTAAAATTGCTTGTATGAAATGCTGTATTTACTGCCATTCAATTACCCAATCATATAATTTATTGGTAACTCAAAGGCAAGTTGAATTTGTTCCTCAAGTTTGTTTTGTTCTTCTAGTGCTTGAGTGTATAGAGTTTCACCATTCATGGTAACTCCACCAAGCATGGTTACACCATTAAACTTACTAAGGTTTGCTCCCCATTGTTTTTTAATAAGAGTAGTTGCATATCGTTTCAGATAAATGTCATCGTAAATATCTGTATATGTAGTGGGGTCTAGTTTTCGATAGCATTCAATAACAAGATAATCACTGTCAGCTGTTACATCATTTCCCCAATCCATATCAATATAAAGACGATTTTGATGCTGATTAAAACGAATAGGCGTTTCACCGACAAGTATATGTTCCAGCAAATCAATATTATCCATTGTCATTTGATATTCAAGAATAGATGTTGAAGAAAAATCAAACATATCATTCAATCGCAATTGATAACGAATGTCAAACATACTACCTCCACCACCAGTATCAGTAAATGGAAATACTTGCACAACAGACACAACAGAACTAGGAATTGGAATAAAGTTCTTTCCTTCTTTCCAAGTAGCAGTTATTGAACTATCAGCAGTATCAGTTGCGATAGTTGATGCATCAGAACGGGCCCTAGTTACTTCATCAGAAGTAATTAGGTGCTTGAGATACATTTTCTCAATACCATCATAGTGATATTGAGCAAAGTATTGAAGTGCTTCATCCAAACGATCATCAGCCTGATCGTCGGATATATTAATATCGATAACTCCATATCCGAGTGATCTGAGGCAATAACTTTTTAATGTAGCTTTTGTTGTAGGGACAGCCATACTTATATTCCTTTTCTACATATTTATATGTACTGTATCCCCAAGTTATGAATGATTACCTACTAACTCCTTGAGAAGATTTTTAATTTCATGCATTTCCGATTTAAGATGATTTATTTCTCTCGTAGTATCTCGTATTTCATCTCTTTGTTTTTGGGCTGACGCAGCACGCCTTTTTGCTTGTTCATATGCATCGACATTGCGATTAATAATAGCATGAGATTTATTATCTCTTACTAAATCTGTATGTCCTTCAACTTGTTTAAAACCTCTTTCCATTTTATGTTCCTAGTGCTATACATCTTAATGATTTAATTCTAGGTGGTTCTGCACTGTTTGTTCCTTGCATAATAATCTTAATCTGAAAAGATATAAACTCTTGCAGAGGACCACCAACACCATCATCGCTAACACCAGCTGTATATTTGTATTCTTGGAAATCATTAATCGAAGAAGAAGGTGCCGCTGTTGTATCGGGAGTACCATCACTATTAAAGTAAGTATAACCCAAATCATCAAAATCTTCAGATTCATCCACTGGTAAAATTTTATACATAACCTTTATTTCAGAAGTCGAAGGTCGATGTCCTGCAAATAAAACCTTTATTCCTGTTGCCAAAGTATCTAATGTCACTTGTTTTGTTAGATAAATTGATGCGTTTTCATCTCCTTCTGGAGCAGCTGAACCAACATATCCAGATGTAGGATATACATCAGCTGATGTATCTATATTGTTAAGTCTATTTGATATAGCAACCATAGACATTCTACCAACATCAATAACAGGAGAAATCCAAGATGAATTTGTTTCCATTGTAATTCTTGTTTCAAATGATCTTAAAGAGGATAATTCATTTACTTCATTAATTCTTGAGCATACCATATAAGGAACATCAAATTTAAAATTATCATTTATTGGAAATAGAATTGATGGAACAAGTTCATCATTACGAGTATTTTCAAATGATGTTTGACTACCTGATGGACTTGTAGACCTAACTACTAATCCTTGCGCCGAAAGAATAGTATTAGGCAATTCCATAATCCCAATAATAGTTGAGAACATGTCCATCATTGCATTTTCAGTAGCAACCACAGCTGTGTCACCGATTGAAGATAAACTTCCAGCTCCATCAACTACAGGAGTTGTATCTAAAGTTAAAGTATAACTATCAATTTCCATATTAGCAACCGCAGTATGTGTCTTATTAATTTCAGTAAATGGAACTTTATGTACTTGATAAAGTTCTACTGTTGCACCATCAGCATGAGCTGCAGCAGTTGTACTATTCACGCTTCTTGAAAGTCCTGATACAGCATTTGTACTAATTGCACTATATGTTAATATCTCATCATCAATTTTAATATACCAAAGACCATTAGCTAATTGTGAATATATACCAGAAGTATCATCAAAATTAGTTCCGCTCAATAATGTCAAAGTAGTTGCTGTAGCCGAAATAGCACCATTCAAAGTTGTAGTTGCTGGAGAAGAAACGCCAGAAATTGTCACATTATTACTTACAGCATACATGCCATGATCTCTATGATTTACTTTCAATATAGTACTTGCATCAGTAATAATAAGAGGGTCTTTAGCTAAAGTTTGGGTTGGAACATCATCATTTGTTAAGGTACAAATTCCGCCAGTCGAAGAGAATTGAGCAGCTCTAACAGTAAATTTCAAATCTTCCATCATACTTGGTGCCCAACCAGTAGCATTATGAGATTTATACAAAACACCAATATGAGGTTGTTCAGATATAGTGCGAGTCCCGCCGATGTCCGTATCACCCATTCGGGAAATCCAAACTTTATGTTCTGGTGTATCTGCTAACAACATGACACAATATTCTGTTTCTGATTCAACATAAATCGGAGAAGGAAAAGTAAATGTAGTTGCTGTTGCAGCAGTATCAGAAATATTAATATCAGCTGGGGTTTTAGTTACTCTCCCAAAAGGTAAAACTTTCGGGCCCGGATATCCATTTACAACATTATGCACTTCTAATGTTACAGGAAGAGTATCATCCTTTGCCTGAAAATAAATATCAACTGATGTAAGAAATCCGCCATTGGCGCTGCCGGCAGAATCTTGTTCAATTTTAAATGTTTGAGCAAGAGGGTCGCCGCCCTCCTGCTGGCCGCCGCCGAAGTTTTGGGGAGGAGTAACATTTCTAACATTGGTAACTTGAGTAACATTTCTAACATTGGTAACTTCAGTAACATTGGTATTACTAATATTATTTGTTACCTGAGTTATATTGTTAATTACACGGGGTTGTCTAGCAAGTTCATCTGCAACTCTTCGTGCTTCTCTTGCGGCCGCAGATGCCCCAGCCGCTTCTGCTCGGGCAGCTTCTGCTTCTGCTAATGCTGCAGCAATTAATGCCTGCTCGTCATCGAAATTGCCGGCAGCTCTACGAGTATCATTTGTTCTCATTGTATTAAAAGAAGTATCGCCGGAAAGACTTCTTCTTGAAATTTCAGCATTTCTTGTTGCAATAATTGATTCTTGCTGCGTTTCCAACAATCCGCTGGCAGAATAAAGAGCAGACCCAGAAGTGCCTGGCCGTTGTTCTGTAGAAACTACTCCATTATGAGGACTAGAAGTAAGTTTGAATATCACCTCTCCTGTATTAAAGCTTGGGTTGCCTGAAATCTTTGGATCAGGGATTACAAAAGTTCCCTCAATTTTACCACTTCCACTTGAAATTAAAGCATCACCAGCAACAAGATTTGCATCCGCCACCGCATATGTTGAACTAGCAGGCGTACAATAAGCACTTACAGCAGTCTTATCAAAAAAAGCAAATAATCTTGTTTTTGGTTTAAAATGTTCACCTGTAAATGTAATAGTTCGTGATCTCATCACTGGAATTGCAGTTCGTGAAACAACTCTCAAACCTTGTGACTCTCTATCAACCCTAAGAGCCACTTGAGTATCAACACCAGTTCTAGTTTGATCAGTTCTTACAGTTTCCGTTGTTCTTGTTACTGCAAAACGATCAGGTTGAAATTGAACACCACCTTCTATCCAATTGTCAGTTCTAGTTTCCACAACTCCAGACCATTGCGTTTGCCAAGCGTTCCAAACAACTCCAAGATTATTTGCTTCTTGGGCCAAAACTGCATCATAATCACCTTCTTCATTAATAATAAGGTCTGGCAAAACTTCTGTTTCAAACCACGAATCAGAAGAGGGACTTATTTCTAAAATTCCCGCCCAAGTTGCTACAAGAACAGGTGTTACTCTTTCTGTTCTTGTAGCATAAGGCTGTTCTGATACTACAACCTCAGTATAAGGAAGTGTAATTAAGTCACCAGTTTTTTGATATCCCGCCGCCGTGCGTTCAGCATCAGTTGCAACAGACTCTATTAAATCTATATTTTTAGTTTTATGTTTTGGTCTTAATTGACCAAGTTCAAAATCTATTGCATTTTTATAATCTCTATGAGCAGTATCACCAATACGATGTCCTTTAAAATTGTCAACAATAAAACCAGATTTGAAACGATTTAATCCATTAGCATCAGTTACTTCAAAACTTTCAGCATCTCTTTCCAACAAACTTAATGCAGTATAGTATTCAATATGATCCAATCTTTTTGCAATTTTACCAATATCTTTCATAGTATATCTTTGATGTTTTATTTTTCTAATTTTAACATTTGTAGGATCAAAAGTATACGCTGGAATAAATAAAGTTGCAATTAACATACAATCGTCTGGAACTTTTGGCAACTGTGGATTTTCACGAGATTCACCTTCAATTATCAAAAATGATCCAGTACTATTTAAAACTAAGGTTGCAAATTTAGGAAGATAATATTCAAAATCTGATTGAATAAAAGAGCCTGGTTTGATTGTATCAGTAATTGTACCACCAGTTCCACCAAAAGTTCTGCTGTCAAAATTAAAGGATAACCCCGTTACTTCATCAACAGTAGATAGTGTTGTTGATGTACCTGTTACGTCATCTACTCTTGGACGAAAATCATAACTGTCATGAAGAGGAAATTTACCACTTGGAGAAGATTCATCTACATCAATTTTTGATGCACTATATGTTGGAATATCATCATACTGCATTTGTTTTGCTACATCAACATAAGAATCGACTGTAAACATATCTCCAGCACCATGCTCAAGATAATCATAAACAACCAGAAGTTTTCCTATAGGAGCAGCTTGATTTCTCTTTCTTACAATTCTTGCAATATCATAATAGTTGTCTCGTTGGCCGGTATCAAGCAAATATTTGGATGTAATTGTAATATCACCAGAAGTTGTATCTGTAACTGTTGATGTAGCTCCAGAAGATTCCCCCGTAATTATATCATTGGTATTAAATGCAAAACTATTAGTAGAAACATAACTCATGGGACTTGAAGTATTAATGACTCTACCAATGGCCGCACTATTACTACCTGTAATTTTTTCGCCTCTGGTATATGATCCAGTAATTGTACTCAAAGTCAAAGTGGGTGCGACTGCATCAGTTGAGGTGTCTTGTGAATCAAAAACAGCAGCCAATTTAAAAGCATCAGCACGACCCAAAGAAATCTCTCTATCTCCTGGCCGAGTTCCATAAGCATCAGTAGTACCAGTTGAGACTTTAAGTTGTTTCATAAGTCTCGTAGTTTTTGTCTTCTGATTTACATTTGTTTTAAGAATAGTAGCTGTAAGTTTTACTTTTGCAGCACTGCCTAAAATAGTATTATCAGTAATTGTCAATGAAACACTTCCTGTACCACTTATTGTATCAGCAATACTTACAAGATCGCCAACTGAACCAGTACCGCCGCCCGTAGTAAGCAATGACATTACATAATCTTTTTCTGCATGAGCAACAAAAGTTTCATTAGTGCCTGCGCTAAATGTAACAACACCAGAAGCATTAGTTGTTCCAATAAATTGTCTACGAATGGTGTATTGTGTATCAGATGCTCCCTGATTATTGGTTGTTAAAAGAGTTTTAATAACTTGTCTTGGAAGTTTTTCTAATGCATTATTTTTTTCAGGATCGACAAGTCTTGGAATTAAATTAGTTTCCAAAATAATACCACCAGAAGGATCGTCATCACCTTCATCTTGAGTGAAAGTATTATTTGCATTAGCAGAACCAGCATCTGTTCCATCTAATGTTAGATTATTAATAACACCTTTTCTTCTTCGTGGAGCTTCTAATAGTAAATCTGCTGTAAAGTTTTGAGCAGCTGTAGCATCTACCATAACCATAGATCGACATTGTTCAAAAGTATGTGTATTATCAGCATCAACACCGCCAACGGAGTCAACTGTTAGATCAGTATTACTTGAATTTTCTATGATTTGACTAGTTTCGGCCGAATCAGAAGCTGTAACTTTTTCTCCATTAGAAAATTTACCAGAAGTTTTAACAACAACTAATTGTGTTCCGGTTGTAGTAGCTACATCGTGTACAACAAAACCTGTTGCACCAGAAGTAATACCAGTTATTTTTACTCCACCAGAAGCAAAATTTGCAAGCAAAGTAGGACTTGGTGTGCCACTAAGAGTGAGATAAGTAAACATCTTAACATCGAAAAGATAAAGCTTATATCTTGCATCATCAGTGCCAATAGTACCAGAATCATATTCTATTGCTCTAGCTCTACATTGGCCAATGGGAGGAACTGTAAGCCCACCAGAAACAGGAACACCACCATCAGTAGTTATAAAATGTGGATAAAGAGATATCTTTTTATATGCAGTTGTTTCACCAGAAATTGCACTAATATCAGGGGTTCCATAAACATTATTAATAATTGCATAATTACCCAAATCAAATGTTGTAATACCAGCATTTACATTTTCTGTAATTCTTGATTTATTGAGGTCTTTAAATGTTGGCCCAACTTTTTCTATTTCATACCCTTTAACATAAGCTTTACCAGTTGATACATTAATTGCTAACAAATCATTTGTAGATATTTTACCATCGTCTGTATACTTTCCAGCTGTATATACACCAACTCTTTCATTTAGAGTCGTACTTTCTTTTATTGTAACTTGGAAAGGGCGAACAGTATAATCACCCGACTCATCGAATGTTCTCCGAGCAATAGTTGATTCTAAAATATTATATTCTGTATTGCGAACAATAGACCTAACGTCACCATTTCTAGTTGTAAGCAATTCAATAAAATTAGAATCAACTATAGAACCATAATCTAAAGTTTTAAGAACTACAGAAATTTTTAAACGATGAGCTCCCTTTGCTGCATAGTTTGTTGAACCAGTTGCATTATCCAAAAGAGAAGTTGTATCTTCTGGCGTAACTAAAGCTTCTGTAATATCAAATCCAACACGATAATCCCCTGTTGGATCATACTTATTCATAACCAAAGTTTCTTCTGCATTTTCAATAAAATGTCCACGAATAAAATATACTCCAGCTTGAATATTTACCGCTATTCCTGTTGCAGATGCTGGACCTGTAGCGCTGCGTAATTGTGACTGTGTAGAAGATTTCCCTGCGCTATATACTGAAGTATAAGTTGTAGCAGATTCCGCATTTACAGAATAAGATGTTGTATGAGTAATCCCATAATTTGAAGATATGTTTTCACCATCTTCAAATGTCTTTTGAAAAGTATCTGTGCCCGAATCTTTATAACTTAAAAATAAAGTTGGTTGGTCAGTAGTAGTTGCTACAGCATATCCAATTACTGTGGCGGTAACACCAGAAGTAGCACCTGTAATTACAACAGGAGTTGTCGCACTATAATATTGAGAAGGATCAATAGTTTCTCCAGCATAAGTAGATGCAAGTTTAAGAGAAGGATAAGATTGCATTAACGAAATCTGGCCAGGAATGACCATCGCACCTTCTTTAAACATATGCTCGCCGTGTCTTGAAATTTGATTCTGAAGCGCAGACTGTAACTGTGTTAGTTCTCTTGCCTGAATTGCGAAGCCTGGGCGAAAGAGTGTTCTAACAAAATTGCTATCTTTGTCAAAGTCATCATAATATGGAGCTACATTAAGATTTGTTTTTTCAGACATACGTTAAAACTCCACGATAATTTTTATATCTTCTGTTTGGTCAGTTGCTCGACTAATAGGCTTTCTATTCTCTTGGTAAATAATATTCCCACTGTCAGGCTGAAGTTCTGGAGTTGCATAACCATCAGTAAATGTGATAGTGTTACTATTTGCAAGAGTTACAGCAGTGTCAGCAGTTGAATCTGGTGTTCCTACGGCCGAGGAACTTGATCCTGTAACCGCATTGGCACCAGAGAAGGCTGTATTAGAACCTGTTGCACTGACTGTTCCATAGTCTGCAAACCTCTCTTGCTGATAATAAAGAATACCAAGAGTACTATCCCATTCAACTACCTTACCAATCGCACCAGTAGATGTCTGTGTTATTTTTTCATCGTTTGAAAATGTTCCTGATTGTGAAGTTAAATTTAATGCAGACACTTGACGATATGTTGTCGCAGATGCAACCGTGGAAGTTCCGTAAGTTGTTGGGTCTGCAATAAGAGCAATATTCCTAAAATCATTTTCAGCAAGAATATCATCGGATTCTGCACCAGTAAGTGTTGCTCTCATCATAACATAATGTCCACCCAACTCCTTGACTGCATCATATCCGTGGCCACTTTTAGGGCTAATCTGAACTGAAACTTCACCACCACTACCACTTCCCATAGAAGAAGCAGAGGAAAGTCCATTATCAGAAAAAGTATAGCTTGAACCAAGATTAACTGTTCCATAAGTATATCCAGCACCACCGTCATGAAGAGTTGTGTCTGTACCCGCTGTCAATCCAAATGAAGCAATTGCACCACCGCTTACAGTGATTCGTACAATCCCACCAGAGGATGTTCCCTGGCTAGTGCCGTCACCATATACTGCAGCATAGTATGTACCATCTGTATATCCCGAACCAGCAGTTACAATTAAACTTTCAATCTTCCCATCTGTCGCAGCTGCACTTACTGTGCTATTAGTTGCAACCGGCATAAAGTCGGGAGTAAGATATTTGGTGGAATCTGATGTTGTAATAGTATACATATATTTAAGAGTGTATCCACCAAGAACAAAGGTAGAATTTGATGTAGAAGTAGGTTCAGCACCAGAATATGCAGTTCCAGCATTATTGTCCAATACCTTGTAAACTCTATTATCAGATGTTCTAAAATAGAATGTAGAATCATAAATGTTTGACGCACCAGATGTTGTGGTATTAGACGAACTGATATTATGCTCATACATGTCGTATGTCGTGCTGTTTGCCCAATCCCTGCGAGGTATTGCGTATTGAACATTAGAAGAAGAAATGTTTTTTAGCGCAGTCGTATGATCCCAAGTGTAAAATTCTGTACCAACATCATCAGCAGGAGTGCCTGGAGAATCATCTGTTCCTCCAGAAGTTGCTGCTGTGAATGGTGTAGACTTACCAATCATCAGGTAATAGACATTTGCTGATGCTTCACTGAACGACTCATAAAACTGAGTTGCATTGTGTTGTCTAAATTTTTCTGTTATGATTGCTGACATTTTTTATATCCTATAATGTTTGTTCTATTTATAAGAAAACTTTGTATTCCTTTTATTAACCTTTTGGGTTCGCAGCTTTGACGGCAGCTACATGATCTTTCCAAGTCGTCGTGCTATCCACAGCATCATGGTATTGCATATCAAGTTGATCGCCTAAACTCCCATAGGCATCTCTACGATTATCTGCATAGGTTTTAACGTAATCCAGTGGCTTGTCTTCAATGGTGGAGGTGCCAGCCTCAACCTCTAAAATCATATCATCGTATTGCCGATTGCCCGGAGCGTGAGGAATATTAATCTCGCCACCATATTCAGCGGGGTCGGGCTGGTAGCAGATGAATGTGCCGCCTAAAGTCTGTTTGTAATATTTCATATCTATAACTCCGCCGTGAAGGTAATAGCACCAGTTGATGCGTCACCTCCGTTGTCTAATATCCAATACCATTGGCCTTGATCGCCGTTGGATTGCGCTCCTATATTCGGCATGTAACCATTAGCCTGAACCGTAAAAGATATCGTAATTGAACTGTCGTGAACAGACCCGTCATGTGCTGAACGAAAGACAGAACTTGTGAAGCCGGCGGTGGGCACAGCACGCATTGTCGTTGGGAAATGTATCAAAGAGCCTAATGCGTTACCGGCATCGTAGGCTCCTACCCCATAGCGGGTGGAGGCACCAAAAATATTAGTTGAAAGGAAGTAGCGTTGGCATTTCGCTAAGGTTGTTGCGATATCTTCATGCACAAAGTCTGATGCTGAATCGCCAACTTCTAGCTGGACTCCTGTTACATATACATTATTAGCAGCATTATCCAAAAGATTTTGGACACTTGAAGTTCCATAATCCTGACCAGCCGCCCATGCATCTTTTGAATTCTGGAAGGTTGAACCGCAAACAAGTGGAAAATTAATATCCAAACCAGCACCAGTATCGTTATTGATTGTACCACCAGTATCGCCCGGAAAGGTTATCTCGAAGGCTTCCCATGTATCCGCCACAGCTACAGTAAATTCACGAATATAATGTCTTTCGCTATCATCTGGTTGGTTAAGCGAAACGCAATGTACACCTGATTTAGGCGAACTCATCCAGAATGACAATGTGACATCCTGCGCTGTTGCGGCACCAAACCGAAGATTCTGCAAATTCTGTGCTTCTATATGATGCCTTAGCGTGATTACATCAGCAGCAGCTAGAGAACCTTCTGCCGTTGTACAGTCCATTTTTATTGAAAACCCGTGCCCTAATGGAACCGCAGCACCAAGAGTTGAATCTTGAGTTACGGTAATTCGGCCAGCAGAAGCAGCCAGAAAGATTTTCCACTGGTCTACACTTCCATAAGCAGTGGCAGTAATGGCCGTACTTCCCCGTTCTGCAATGGTCATGCCGCCGTTAGTCACCAAATTTATCGCCCCACCGCCGAAACCTGTTGCAGTACCGCTATTCGCAATGGTGGCTCCGCTGGCGATAGCAACTGTGCTGCCAGATAGAGCGGTGAAGGTATTTGCAGTAAACTGAAAATCATCAGCACCAGCAATCTTGATATCAATAGTATCATCCGTATCTGCCGTAATACTTGTATCTGCATCAGCATCAAGAATTAATTCTGTACCATTTACATCTATGACAGAACCAGTCTGCACTAAAAACTTATTAGCAGTGAATTGGAAATCATCAGCACCAGCTATTTTAATATCAATTTGATCGTCTGTATCTGCTGTAATACTGGTATTAGCGTTGGCGTCCAATATCAATTCTTGTCCATTTAAATCTAACG